CACAGCGGAGCTACAACATCAACCGTACGTGTTGCGATGAGACGGTAGCGGGCGCTCCGAAGGAGTATTTCTGGGCAACGCCCGACCAGGCAAGGGGCCATGTAGACAACTGGACCGAGGCCCACAAAAAGAACTTCCCGTTCAAGCTGTACAACCCCGATCCCAAGACGGGCGGCGCACCTCCGCAGAGAGCGGGTGGCGTGGAAGTGCCTGCGGCCCTAATGGCGCTGTCTGAGATGGCTGCTCAAGACCTGCGAGACGTGACAGGTCTGCACGAGGCGAGCTTCGGCATGGAGTCCGGTGAGAAGTCAGGCGTTGCGCTTGCCCGGAAACAGAACCAGGCGCAGATCGTCACCTACAATTTCCCTGACAACATCGCGAAGGGCGTTCGCAGAACCTGGGAGATCCTGATCGACCTCATCCCGCACATCTACGACTCCGAGCGCGAGCTGCGGATTATCGGTGCCGACGGGGCTGAGGATTACAAGCGCGTTAACCAAATCGTGATGGATCCGGCAACGGGGCGCGCGATACGGGTGAACGATCTCACGGTCGGGAAGTATGACGTCACGGTCACGGTGGGACCGAACTTCTCGACCCAACGCCAAGAAGCCGCTGAGATCTACGGTGAACTGGGCTCGAAGAATCCCGCCCTGATGCAGGTTGCGGGCGACCTCGTGTTCAAGGCGATGGACCTGCCCTACGCGGACGAGGTCGCCAGGCGCTGGCAGTCGATCCTGCCGCCCGCGATTCAGCAACAGATCTCCGAGGGCAAGGGGATACCGCCCGAGGCCCAGGCCGCGATGGCGCAAGCGGCTCAAGCGATGCAGCTGGTGCAGCAGCAGACGCAGATGATTCAGGCGGCAGCGCAAGAGGTCGAGCAGAGCAAGGCCGAAGCGGAGAAGGCACGATCGGCGGTGGACACCGCGGTCGCGAACCTCAAGACGCAGGAAGCGCAGTTTCAGGCGATGGTCGAGAAGGAGATGGCGAAAATCGTCAAGGCGCAGGCTGACCTCACGCTGCGCGAGGCGCAGTCGAGTGCAGGCCAGGCGCAGACCGACGCCACGAACGACCGCGCAGCCCTGTCTGCGGAGATCCAGAGCGCCGTGCTCGCCATTCAGAACATGGCGTCGCAGTTCCAGCAGCAGGCGCTTGGAACATTGGCCGAGATCATGGCGAAACAGCAGACTCAGGTGGTGGTCCCCCCGCCGCCGAAACCGGTTCGGATTCGGGCGCGTCGTGTTAACGGCGAACTCGTAGCGGAGCCGGAGTACGAAACCGCACCTACCGGTCTGTAGGGCTTAAACGCTTACCTGTGAGCGTCTCACAGGGCTTAAACGGGTCGCTCCGATAGAGGCGAAACGAAATGGATCAGGTAAACCCTGAGGGCGTTGTTGCGCCCGAAATTGTTGAGACACCAGAGCCGCAGACCGCCCCGGATGGGGCCGTTGCTGAGGCGCAGCCCGAACCGAAACCCGAGAGCCACGAGCCCAAGGGAATCGCGAAGCGGCTGAAAGAGCTGACAGATGCACGGCGCGCGTCGGAGGCCCGCGAGGAGCGATTACTTCGGCTGCTAGAGCAGCGCGAGTCGCCGCCCCCTCAAGAGCCCAAACCGAAAACGCTCCAGGACTTCAATTACGACGAGAACGCCTACCGCGAACACCTGTACACCGAGGCGCGACGTGAGGCTGAGTGGGCCGCACGCACGATTGGTGAGCGGGTGAGAGCGGAGCAGGAGGCGATCAACCGTCGCGCGAAGTTCGACGAGCGCGTGGAGATGTTTGCGAAAACGGTAGAGGACTATCACGAGGTTGTGAACGAGAGCACGCCAGTCTCTGAGGCGATGGCCGATGCCATCATGGACTCGGATGAGGCGGGCGCTTTGATGTACTACCTCGGGACCAACCTCGACATCGCTCGCAAGATCTACCACATGTCGCCCGCGAAGGCGGGTCGCGAGATCCAGAGGATCGAGGACCAACTCATCGCAGAGCGCAAGCGCGCGGCCCAGAAGCCCGTCAGCAAGGCCCCGCCGCCCACCCCCAAGATCGAAGGCAAGGAGCCAGGGAATCGGATCAGGTCCACGGACCCCGAGGCCCTGAAATTGTCCGGCGACGAGTGGGCGAGGCTGCGGGAGAGGGAATTGGCTGCGGAGCGTAAAGCCCGCAGATCGTAAGAGGACATTCGCATGGCTAATACAATCCTGACCCCGACGGTCATCACCAAAGAGGCGCTCCGCGTTCTCCACGGTCAACTCTCGTTCGTCGGTGCGTGCAATCGCACGTACGAGGATCGCTTCGCGGACGACGGCCGCGATGGTAAGGCGGGCACGACGATTTACGTGCGCAAGCCCGCCCGCTACACGGTTCGCACGAACGCGACGTACTCGGCGAACGATCATGTCGAGACGAGCACGCCGCTCACGGTCTCGAGCCAGTACGGCATCGACGTCTCCTTCACCTCGAAGGAGTTGACGATGGAACTCAACCAGTTCTCCGACGTGGTGCTGAAGCCCGCGATGGCGCAGCTTGCGGCGAAGATCGAGGGCGACGCGCTGGCGGTGGCTTACAAGAACATCGCGAGCTACGTCGGCACGACCTCGACGCAGTTGACGTTCCTGCAATTCGCGCAGGGCGGGCAGGCGTTGACGGAGGCTCTGGCCCCCGTGAGCAACCGGAGTGCGTTCCTGACCCCGGCCTCGAAGGTGCAGTTCATGGATGCGACGAAGGGGTTGTTCCACGACTCCGACAACATCCAGGAGCAGTACAAGGAGGGCTTAATGGGCCGCACGAGCGGGTTCTCGGTCTACGAGAACACGTTCATCCCGTCGCACACCACGGGCTCGCTCGCGGGCACGCCGCTCACGACGGGCGCTGCGTGGAGCACCTCGACGACCTCGGCCTCGTACGTCGCGACGACGGGCGTGCCGATCGACGGCGCGACCTCGGCCACGACGCTCAAGGCGGGCGACATCGTGACGTTCGGCACCGTGGCGGCGGGCATCGTCGATGTGCATCCCGAGACGAAGGTGTCGCTCGGTCGGCTGAAGAAGTTCGTGGTCACGGCGGACGTCACGCTGACGACGCAGGCGAACACGTACACGGCCACCGTATCGCCGGGTGTGATTACTGGGTCGGGCAACCCGTTCCAGAACTGCACCAACACCAAGGGCGACACGGACAACATGACCGTGACGATGTTCGGTGTGGCCTCGACGACCTACGGGCAGAACATCCAGATGCACAAGGATGCCTTCGCGTTCGCGACGGTGGACTTGGTGGACGTCTCGAAGTTCGGTGCCTGGGGTGCGCGTGATTCGATGGACGGCATCTCGATGCGCCTTGCGCGTCAGTGGGCGGCTGCGACCGATACGGTTGCGACGCGCTTTGACGTGTACTGGGGCTTTGCGCCGCTGTACCCCGAACTCGCGGTTCGTTCGTTCTACGCGCCTTAATAGCGTGACTGGGGGGGCCTTCGGGCTCCCCCTTTTCGCATGCACCTACTCGTTAAAAACATCTACAACGCTCGCCGACTGATTGCCGAGGGAGACGATCCCGAGCGGCACTTCAGGGAGTTGCAGGCGTATCTCGTCGCAGAGGTGCATCCGAAAGGGTTCAAGCGCGAGCGCCACGGCAATGAGGTCGTGGTCATCGGATATTGCGGTGACTGGGTAGAGGAGGATTGATTGGCTTTCCCAACACGGGTTCCTGACGGCCAGAAGCCGTTTGAGTCGAAGAACATTCACGTCTTCATTGCAACGCCAGCCTACGACGGCAAGGCCAACACGGAATACGCGCAGAGTCTCGCGGAGACGTTTCGCGACTGTGCGCTGGTGGGGATCAAGACCACAGCGTGTGTGATGGGCAACGGGGCCTTTATCGACCTCGCCAGGAACATATTCGTGCGGCTGTTCCTCGAGACCGACTGCACGCACCTGTTTTTCATCGACTCGGACCTGAAGTGGGAGTCGCGCGCCTTCATCTCGCTCGCAACAGCGGGTCTTCCGGCGTGTGCTGGGGCCTACCCCAAGCGACAAGATCCCGAGGAGTACCCCATGCGGTTCGTCTCGGGGGCCGAGGGGAAGGGCGTGGAGATGCGAGGCGACTGGATCATGTGTGATCGAGTCGCGACGGGGTTCCTGTGCATCGAGCGGTCAGTGATCGAGAAAATGGCCGAGAAGGCCCCCAAGATCATCGACAAGAGCCCGCGCGATCCGCAGCCGCCGACGCCGAGACTGTTCTACACCTACCTCGACGAGCAGAGCCGGTTCGTCGGGGAGGACTTCGCGTGGTCGAAAGACTACTGCGAGCAGTTCAACGACTA